TGAGACGGACGGAACGATTGTCTGGTGGGATCAGTCGGATAAGCTAGATCGCCTCGCAGCCTATTGCGCCAATGATGTGGAAGTCGAACGGCAACTCGCCAAACGGCTGCTGCCCCTCTCCGCTCAAGAGCGCAAGATATGGCTGTTTGATCATGCCGTGAATTCACGAGGGGTTATGCTGGACATGCCGCTGGTGAGCAAGGCGCAGGCGATGGTCGACGCGGAGCAAATCCCGATCGGAAAGGAACTGCGCGAGCTTACCGGCGGAATGGTCACGGCCGGCACGCAGGTTCAGCAGATCGTCAAATGGCTGAAGACCCGCTTCGTCGACACCGCGAGCATCGACAAGGAGCACATCCTCGATCTCCTTGAGGAGGACCTGCCGGAAGACGTCGAGCGGGTGCTGCGGCTGCGTCAGGAGTCGGCCAAGGCGTCGAACGCCAAGATGACGGCCATGCAGCATGCCGTATCTGGTGACGGGCGGGTGCGCGGCATGTTCCTCTACCACGGCGCCTCGACGGGCCGCTGGAGCGGTGCGCGGGTGCAGCTGCACAACATGCCGCGGCCGGACATGAAATTCGAGGAGATCGAGGCGGCGATTCCGCACATCATGCGTGGCGAGGCCGACCTGCTCCGGCTGCTCTACGGCTCACCGATCAACGTGGTCAGCAACGCGCTTCGCAGCATGATCGTGGCGCCGTCCGGCAAGGAACTGGTCACGGCCGACTTCAGCAACATCGAAGGCCGCACGCTGGCGTGGCTGGCCGGCCAGAACGACCTAGTGGAGTACTTCCGGGATGAAGGGCCGGTTTACGAGCGGATGGGCGCGGCGATCTTCGGACTGACGACCGAGGAGGTGCTGGCGAAGGGGAAAAACTGTCTGGAGCGCGAGCTCGGCAAGCGGGCCGTGCTCGGCTGCGGATACGGCATGGGTGCGCCGAAGTTCAAGGCGACGTGCAAGAAGGAAGGCAACCTTCGGATCGAACTGTCGCTCGCTGAGAAGGCCGTCAAGGCGTGGCGCTCGCAGAACGACCGGATCGTCGAGTATTGGAAGATGCTGGAGATCGCCGCGATCGAGGCGGTGCAGCATCCCGGCCGGACCGTCGATGCGCGGGTCATCCGGTTCAAGAAGGTCGGCTCGTTCCTGTTCGCCCGGCTGCCGAGCGGCCGCGCGCTCTGCTACCCCTACCCGACCGTCTACATGCAGGTGTGGGTGCAGTACCGGAACGGCAAGAAGGGCACCATGCCCGTGGCCGAGGCGCGCGAACGGCAGGCGGCCGGTGAGGTGAAGATCGAAGGCGAGCCGTTCCCCGGCCTGCGCTACAAGGGCGTCGACAGCTACACGCGCCGATGGACCGAGATCCGTACCTACGGCGGCATGATGGCGGAGAACGTCGCCAGCGGCATGGCGCGGGACTGCCTGGCCGAGGCGCTGATCCGGCTCGAGGACCACGGATATCCGGTTGTCGTGCATGTCCATGACGAGGGCGGGTCCGAGGTGGAGATCGGCCAAGGCAGCGAGGCAGAGTTCCAGCGGCTCATGGCGCAGGTGCCAGAGTGGGCGCCGGGGCTGCCGATCAAGGTGGAGGGGTGGCGTGGCGTGAGGTATAGGAAATGAATGCTGAAGACCAGATGAAGATGCTAAGACAAGTCACGGCGCAGCAAGCGGAGGATGACGGGCTGTGGTTTATCGCCGAGACCGCATCGGAAGCATACTTGCAGCAGGAGTTGCGCCGATTGCATTGGCTTATTGAGCAATCGTTGCGCCCAAGATAGCGCCCAAGTGAGCGGAATGTTCTCCTAATTCTCCAAAATCGGCACGACTAAGCCGCTGACAAACCTCAAATACCGAAATAAAGTTAACGAAGAACAAGAGTTGTACTATAACACTGTGTCGATTTTGTCGTGTGGCGGCTATTCTGGTCTGTTAACCAGTTAGCACTACTTCCGTACGACAAACACGACACGTTCTTGCGACCGAATGGGGTGTTACGACCCTAGTTCATCCATGCCTTCGAGCGCCTGCTCGAGGTGATCGCTGCATGCGTGGCCGTAGACCCGCGTCACGGTTTCCAGCCGGTCGCCGAGCAGCTGCGCCACGGCCCACGGGCTCACGCCAGCCTGCAGCAGGTGGGTCGCCCGGCTGTGCCGCAGCGTGTGCGGCGTTGGTTTGCCGGCGGGCCGCATATCGCGTTCCGGCAGCATCGCCAGCCCGGCCCGCCGGACCAGCCGGTCGAACTGCCCGATCCGCGGCTTGACGTCGCCGAGCAGGTACGTGCTGCCCGCAGCCTTCGCTTCGCTCAGGCACCGTTCAATCGTCGACCTCAGCGGCTTGGCGATCGGCACGATAGGCCGGCGCTTGCTGGTTACTGCCGCACCCGGCTTATCGAGTCGTATCCGGTTCTTTTCCAGGCTCACCTGAAATACGGTTAACGCCTCGACTGAGCTCCGGCGCGCGCCCGTGTAATAGGCGATTCGGCAGAAGTCGCCGATCCGGGTGCCTTCGCCTTCAGCGAACAGACGCTCCAGTTCGTCCTTGTAGAGCCACAGCGGCTTCGGCGCTGGAGACGGCGGCAGCACGATCGTAGGCGCTTTGAGCGCGTCCAGGCGCTTCCATTTGACGGCGTGGCGGATCGCCGCGGCGAGTATCGCGAGCTCGTTTCGAAGCGACCCGTTACCGACCGTCTTGCCGATGTGCCCTTTCGCCGCGCAGGTCACCACGCCCTTCCGGCGATTGTCCAGGTAGCGGTCGAAATCTACGATGGCCAGTTCGTCGACCGGGAAGGCGCCGAGACCTCCCTCCAGCCGAGCGATGCGCTGCTTGATCGTGCGCGCGCTGACGCACTTCGACCCGTGCTCCCGCCAGTAGTCGGCTAGGACCATGGAAACGGTGAGTTTTCCACTTTTGTGGGTCTTGGTGAAGTCGTCGAGTGTTCCATCGAGCCGCATGCGGGCGAGCTTAATCTCCGCTTTGCTCTCATCTGTCTCACCGAGCGACTGGCGGACAGTTCTCGTTCGGCCACGGATTCGCGCAGACCAGTAGGCATACCAGACGCCGTTTGGCTCTTTGACGAGCCACTTGCTTTCGCGCTTCCTGCGAGGCATTTACGGTACTCCTTCAAGTCGTGTTCCCTGTAGCGGGTGTGCCCGCCGGCGGTCTTCATGGCCGGCTTGATCCGGCCTTCTTTCGCCCATCGCTGGAGCGTGCGCTGCGTGACGCCGAGGTATTCAGCCGCGGCGCCCGTGCTCAGAAACTTGTGTCCGTCCTCTTGATCCATGGTCTGCTGATTTCCCTGTCTTCGTTGGCGGGATGTCCTGCAGCACGTTTTCTTCTTCTGACAGTATCCCGATGATTTTGGCGGCCGTCATTGGTCGTACGGCCATGCGGATGCGCAAGAACGACAGACCGTTTTCTTGCCGCTCCGCTGACCAGCCGATCGCGTGCCCGTCGATCTGCGATATCTGCCGCTCGCGCTCCGGGAGCAGTAGATCGGTCGGTATGCCGAGCGCCTTGGCCATGATGGCGACGTTGGCGCGGCCCGGCATGTGGCTCTTGTTCTTGCGGAGGTACGTCGACACGGTGTCGCGGTTGAATTCCTGTCCGGAGAGCCGTGCGCAGTGCCGCGCTAGATCGGACTGTCGCCAGCCCTTGACGTCCATGGCGGCGCGGAGGCGCCCTTGGAACATCATCTTGGCCGTTTCCTCATCTGGCGGCGGGTTGCCCCACTGCTTGCGCTGTTCAGCGTCGATGCGCTTAACCGCGGCCTCCACGAGGTGATCCGCGGCCGGCGGCAAAGGCGTCTTGGCGGCCCACTCTTGATACCTACGTTCGTCCGCCTGTTCCGGTGTCTCTTTTCGGATTCGACCGGAGGATCGGAAGGATATCTTCGCACCCTTTTTCTTTTGTGCCATCGTAACCACCCTTGATTCAGGTTTATAAACTCGACAAACGCGACACTACATTGTGTCGTGTTTGCCGTCAATGGTTAATGTGATGCAATGCGGAATTTAGTACTTCAGGACAGGAAAAGAGCCTGTTCGGCCAAGCGCCTGGCCACCAAACCCGCCAGCACGCGACCGCCGGCGAACTTCCATTTCGGGAACTCCTCCGCGGCGCCGGACAGGTCGCCCCGGTTCAATTTACGTAGTAGTGTCGACGCTCGGAAATTCCCTGATCCGACATTGAAAACGAAGCTGACGAGCGCGTTTAACTGATTTTTGGTTAATGGAGCGGTGACGGCGCGCTCGACGGTTGAGGCAGCTTTGTCGGCGTCCTCGGAGAGCAAGATCATCGCATCTTTGATGGTGATGTCAGGCTGGTCGGCCGGGCAGACGTGACCCCACCCGATTGTAGGCACGCCGGCGGGGCAGCGGTAGGCGCCGATCAGGCCGCTCGGCAGGCGCCGGTGCAGACCTTCGTATTGCTTGATCAGATTGGCAGCCGGCTCAAGAGCGTATCGCAAGGCGATCACTCAGCGCAGAGACGCCCAAGGCGGCGATGACGACGGCGGTGATGCACCACCATGCGGCCGAGTTATTGCGCTCGGCCATGCCTGTCGGATCGACCGTGCTCCACACGATCATGCCGGCGCTGAACACCATCGCTCCGAGCACGATGCCAAGGCGGACGCGCCAGTCGCCGGTCATCCGATATGGTTCCTGTGCTTGATCACTCGATCGAGGAACCAGAAATTGATGATCCCGCCGAGCGTCGCCGCGTCGAACTCCGTCCATGCCGACAGCATGGCGTCCGCCCACCCTTGGCCGCCGCTCACGAGCAGGTAGATCAGGCTCAGCTTCACGCAGGTGTACATGAACAACCACCAATACGTCAGGAACGGCCGGATCGTCGCGTTGATGAAGTCGATGTACTTGTTGCCGGTAACACGCCCCTGCGCGCGGATGCCCTCCATCAGCGCGTCCAGCCCGCCCTTGTCGAGCACGATCTGCGACTGCTTGTCGAGCTTGGCGATCTCGAGGTCAGCCATCAGCCGGTCACGATCCATCTGCTTGTCGAGCATCAGGATCTCGTGCGCCTGGTCCATCTTCTTGTTCCAGGCTTTCAGGATTTCCGGCGCCAGCCGCAGCAGGCCGCCGAAGATCATGCCGAGGAGAGTGATCATCGGCGCACGCCCGGAATGGTCACGAAGTCGGACGTCCGGCCTTCCCTGCGCACCGTCTCGACGAAGATGCGCTTGGTGTCGATGATGCCATAGTCGGGATGCACGAACAGCAGCAGCTGCGCCGGCGGCTCCGGCCGGGCACGCATCATGTTCTTCACGAACTCGTCGTAGCCTTTCAGCGTTGGATTGACGATCACGTTGTGAAGCTGGACGAAGGTGTGATAGTGGCCCATGAGCGCGGTGTCGTAGTTCATCTCGATCATCGACTGCACGTCGCGGACCTTTTTCTCACCGCGCACGATCGGACCAATGGCGCCAATGATGCCGTCGCCGCCCCGCGCGCCGGTCGAATCGCCGTGCGTCAGCAGGAACCGATGACCGGCCACGGTAAATAGCGCGTCGGTGTCCTGCGAGATGTAGAAGGCGAACCGCTCATCGTAACCGGCGAGCTTCTTGCCGGTTGCGGGATCGACCGGGTTGAACCGCTCCTCGAGCAGGCTGTAGAGCGCCCATTCGAGATTTTCGACGACCCGGTTCTTGGCCTGCGGCTTGAAGGTGAGTCGGCCATGGTTGCCGACGACGCCCGTCACGAAGACACGGCCGAAGCGGCCGGCGAGCGTGAGCAGCGCGGAGCCGACGATGCGATACGCGGCAAGCAATTGCTCGGCGATCGTGCCTTCGTTCGTCTCGCGAAGCTCCTGGTGGATGAAGCCGGAGATGATGTCTCCGCCGAGCGCCACGACGATGCCTGGATAGTCGGGCTTCTTGGCGAAATCGAAGCTCAGGTAGATGATCTTCTCGACCAGCGTGCGCACGCGCTTTTCGGCGATCTTCAGGTCGTATTGGTTGATGTAGGCCACCTGCTCCGGCTTGACCACCTCGCCGAGATGCCAGTCGCTCCAGAGCGCCAGCGGCGTGCCAAGCTGTCCGGTGGTCTTCGCCGGCTTGACGACCCATTCGGGAAAGCTCGGAGCCCGATCCTGCGCCAGGCTGAAGAAGCCGCGGATCGCCTCGGTAGCTAGCACGTCGCGATGCGCGGACTTAAGTTGGCGCTCAAGCTCGAGCACCTTGTCCTTCAGTCCGCGGATCTCGGTGTCTTTGCGGTTCTCGACCTTTTTCGCATTCGGGGTGATGCCCCGCTGTTTGGCAATGCGCATTCGAGACTGTAGAGTGGTCCGCGCTATCCCAAGCTCAATTGCCGCTTCGGTCTGATGCATCGTCTGACACAGGTCGACCATGCGCTGCAGATCGGCATCAGGAACCTCAAATTGATTGGCCATCGATCAGGTTCGCGTCCGCTGCCGCAGCACGATCAGCGCCTCGCGCGGCACCTCGAAGCTGCCCCGGATGCAGCCCGGCTCGCCGACCAGCACGACTGCCACGGTCGGGAACGCCGGGTGATTGAAGAGCACCACATAGTCAGCCTCGACGTTCGACGCCGGCGGCGAGTTGTTGTATATCTCGACGATCACGGCGGCGAGCGCCGGATCGGCTTTCTCCTGCTTCAGATCGTCACCGAGACGGGCGCGGAACTGATTCTCCAGGAGCGCAAACGGCCGCTCGCCGGCCGGGCATTCCAGCACGGCGCGAAGGTCCTGATGACGTTGGGTCGAAACAGGCGCCGGATCGGCGGCGCAGGCGGAGAGAAGAACGGCAAAAGCCAAGGCGCCAAGGCGCATGATTGTGTCTCCGGTTTGTCGATTTTCACTATCCTACAAAATCGACACGCGTGACACAAGCCCACTAGATTACATCATCCGTAGGCGGTATATTGACGGAGTAAATTAGCTAAGACGGAGGGAGGGTGCTGTGCTTGCTAGATTTCGAAAGTGGCGGGAGGATCGGCGTCAGAGAAAAATACAAGCGGCGATCGACGCCTATCACGACGCGCAAGAGGCGCTGTTGACTGCCCGACAGGTCCGTCTCGTTAAAGAGAGTATCCTGAGCGAGCTAGAGGCTGCTGAACGAAAGGCGGAGACGCAGGTGCTGAACAACGCGTTCGACTACGGCAGCCCGTTGCCTACTCGTCGTCGTTGATCTCGCGCGCCCCTTCGGAGACGGCCAGAAGCTTGACCAGCCGGCGGTTCCAGCCGGTCGACCCGACTTCCTTCACGTTCCGGGTAAGCAAATGCTGTGCCAACTCAGGATCGAGGTACATGCGCTTGACCAGCTGCTCAACCGGATCGTCATCCCCGGCCAGTTGCTTGGCAGCGATCTTGAGCGTGCGCATGATGCCGCCGCCTTTCAGGATGCCATAGGTGGCCTTGAAACCCACCTCCAGCAAGCCCCACGTCTTCTCCTTCAGCACCTGGTTCTCGACGGTTTGTGAGCCCGATACGGCGCTGCGCTGCAAGTTGCCCAACGGCTCGAGTATCTTGTGGGCACGCCGGAGCGACTGCATCTCTTGGGGCGCGTAGACGGCCGCCAGCGCCTTGGCGTTGTCGTCGAAGAAGTTCTTGAGCGCGGCGATCGACACCGGACCGTCTGATCCGACCGACATGGCAGTGTTCGTAGTCGTCACGCGCCGGATCATGTGATCCGTCACGGCCCGTTTCCATCCCGCCAGCGCCTCCGGATCGGCCTTCACCTTGGCCGTGATCTCGCGCATCGCCTTCTCGGGGTCGCGGTGGGAGAAGACGCGCGATGCGGCGTTCTTCGGGTCGGCGTCGAGCAGGAGAGCCGTGGCGGAGTTCTGAATATCCGCTTCCGTGCGCTTCAGCCCCTCGGTCGCCGCCTTCAACTCCTTCTCCAGCGACGTCGTGGCGCCGCGCCGGTTTACGGCGTCTCGCAACATTTGTTGCGCCTCCTCGCGGAGGTTCGGCATAGCCTGGAACAGCCCCTCGCGGTTGCCGATCCAGCTGCGCAGCGCGTGAATGTTGATCTTGCCGTTCTTGTCGACGACGGTTGCCATGTCGGACAGCACGAAGTCGCGCGCCGCGGCGTCGCCTTCCGCTTTGCTGCTGGAATTGCGGAGAATAGTCTTCAGGTTCTCCGCAGCCTCCTTGCTTCCGCCGAGGAACCGGCCGCCCACCTGCGTCGACGGGACCGGCGATCCAGCCCGCTCCGCCTTGTCGAGTTGCTTGCCCACGCCTTCCCGATACTTCGGTGCGAAGTCGTCTCGGAAATTCGCCTCGGCCTCCTGCCACTTCAGCGCCGCCGGATCGCCCTGATCGGCGAGACTGTCAAGCTGCGCCTTAATGCCGCCGTTGATGCGATCCAGCCGCTCTACCGTGTCGCCGCGCGACAGCCGGGACGCCGCATCGCGCGCCCGCGAGAGCCGTGGCCGCATCTGAATCAGGTCCGTGGCCGTCAGTCCGGCCGCCTCACCCTCTACGGTCGCCAGGGTGTCCAGATCGCGCAGTACGTTGTTGAGCGACTGATCCTGAGCGGCCAAGGGACTGATCTCGCTCCGGATGGCCGCGGCGTCGTTCGCCAGGGTATCTCCGCCGACACGGGTCTCTCGGCCAAGGGTCTCCGCTTCGCGATAGAGACCGGACTTGCGCGCCGTGTCGGCCTGTTTCGTCTGCCCGATCGCTTCATCCAGCCGCTCGCTCGCCTGCACCGTGCCGCCGCGCCGCGCCTGCACCGTGCCGCCGAGCGCCTGTTCTGCCTCCTGAGCGGAAGTCAGCCGGCCCTCCGCTTCGGCCACGGGCTTCGCCGCCGTCTCGCGCTGCTGCGCCACGTCCTTCTCCACGAACCGTTGCGCAGCCCGCGGATCGGCGTATGGGTCGCGCAGGCCGGTCACTCGCTCCTCGGCCGCGTCTTTCAGCGTCTGATCGCGCTCCTGGAACGGCACCGGATCGCGCAAGCGCGCGCCGCGCTCGCCGGCCATGAGACCGATATCACCGCTCGCCGTGCCGCTGGTCGACATGGGATCGCCGGCCTCGATCGCCTCCTGCGACCGCTGGCGGATCGCCGCGGCAGCCGCTTCGGGGTCGCTGGCCTGGCTCTGCACCTGCCGCGCGGCGACGTCCGCCGTGTGCCGGCTCGTGCCAAGCTCAGTTTTGGGATCGAAAGGTATGTTTGGATCGACGAAGTTCCGCTCGTAGATGTTGCGCGCCGCAATGCTCGGCACCCGGCCGGCGGTGACCGCCGTCGCCCCGCCCAGGCCGCCAAGCATCGTGGCGGCCATATCGGCAATCGGGCTGTCCGGAAACACCTCCTGAGAGCCGGTCAGCGCGGCTCCGGCGCCCGCTCCGGACGCGGCGTCGACCATCAGCGGCTTGGCGGCCTCCACCTCGGCGCGAATCGGGCCAGGCATCGTGGCGGCGCTCTCGACGCCCTCGCGATACGGCCGGGTCAGTTCATGGCTGTAGGTGCCGGGCCGGGTCGCGCTGGACAAGCGGGAAAGTAATCCACCGCCGGTGATCGCGCCGGCACCGAGCTTGTTGATGTTATATGCCAGCCGCTCCGTGTCGGTCATGGTGTGCTCTGGAATGTTTTCCAGATCGAGCGTCTTTTCGACCGCCTGATTGATTTGCGCCGTGCTGCCGAGCGGGCCGGCTAGCTTCATGCCGCCGACTCCTGGCAGCCACTCCGGCAGGGTTACCGGACCGCCAAGACGTCCAAAATCGGCCGGCTCGTCGCGGAACCAATTGACGGCCTTCTCTGCGCCAGCAATGCCAAGATTCGCTGCTCCCGTCGTCAGATCGACCAGCGATCCGGGGATGCTCGCGATGCCTTCCCGCGCGCCTTGCCAGCTGGTCTGCCGAATGCGATCAGCCGGAACGTGCTCCACCGTCACCTCCGGCAGCGCGGCGTGCTCCAAGCCGGGAACGCCCACGGCCGAGCCAAGCTTCGGCTGTGCGGCCGGGTCGGCCGGAGGTGTAACCTGTGGGCTACTTTGCTGATATTTCGACCAGGGACCTTCAGATGCCTGCGGCACCTGCTGTTGCTGATACTTCTCCCACGGGCCTGCCATTCACTGCGCCCTCTCCCAGGCGTTCGGATCGGCTGGGTTGCCGCCCTTGAAGCGGAAACCGTCTTCGACCGCGCCGGGTTGCGGGCCGCGCTGTGGCGCCGGTCGACCGCCACGGTTCTGATCGACGAACTGCTGCGTGGCGCCCATACGGCCATCAACGATGTCTTCCATGACCTTCAGCTTGGCCAAGTACTTCTCCTGCGACATCATCCACGACCGCGGATCGCCGGCGATCTGCTTGAACATCTTGACGTCGCGATCCGAGACGCTGCGGCCTTCCTGTCCGGCCAAGGTCTCCGCGGCCGAGAATACGAGCAGGTCGGACATGCTCTCCAATGCCGGCAGGGCCGGATCGAACACACCGCTGAACAGTGCCGGATCGACGCCGCTGCGCGCGATCTTGTTTCGCACTTCGCTGACGGCCTGCGGCGCATTGGTGTATCCAAGACCGGTGGAAATGCCGTTGGCGAGCGCCTGCACGTCCTGCGCGGTGCCTTTGACAAAGCCGGGCACACCGAAGTTAGTCGGATCGGCCGCGGCGACGGTTCGTGTGCGGGTCAGCAGATCCTTGAACCGAGTGGCCGCCAAGGTCTCTTTCTGAACCTGCGTCGTGGTCGCCTTGGTCAGGTCGCCCATGCTCCCGGCCTGAAGCTGGCCGGTGAAGACGGTCGACCCTTGCGGGATCAATTGCCCGGTCTGCGCGTCGGTCACGCCATCATGCGTGATGCCTTGGCCGCCATTCGGCGCGGCGTAGTTGCGCGGCGTCGGATTGCCGCCAAGAATGCGAGACTGAACCGGCGTCATTTTATTCGCCGCCAGCGCATCCCGCGCGACGATACCGCGCTGCGTGTTGATCGTCGGCAGTCCGGCAACGCGCCCGGCGCCGCGCGGATCGCCCGGCGGGAACAGCGCAATATCACCTTCACCGATGTTGTGCGGTTTGGCCCGCTCGGTCGCGGTGGCTCGATTGGTCTTCGCTACGTTCTCATCAGCGATCATCTTATCACGATCGGCGATCGTCAGGCCGGCATTCAACGGCAAGAAGTCCGGCGAGAAGCGCGCGACCTGATCGGCCGGCAAGTTCGCCTGCCGCGCCGTCTGGAATGCAAGTTGACCAATCTGTTCGGGATTCATGCCTGCACGAGTTCCGGCCGACGTTAGATCGCCCATGCGCGACGTAAAATATCCAGCATCCGAAGGCAACGTGACGTCGTTCGTAGGATCGAGGCTGAGCGTCGGAGCCGCGCGTTGTGATTGAGAGATCATGTCTTGAGTCATGTTACCGATGCTCGACATCGCGGCATCCTTGCCGGACAGAATATCCGTCTCGGCTCGCAGCTTGGCTGCGGCAGCGCGGTTATACGCCTGCTTCGTCGGGTCGATGCCGCTAGTCGCAGGATTGAACATGGTCTGCATCAATTCGGACAGGCTGTTGCCAATTGGAGATGCAGGGCCGTATGGATTCGGCAACTGCGCCATTACACGCCTCCACCCAACGTGCCGCTGCGCCCGATCAGCCAACTGCCATCCATGGCCTGACCGCTGTTGCGACCGACCGTGCCGTAAGTTCCAGGCGTGCCTCCACTCATGCCGCCACCATAGCTCGACAGCCCTTGGCCGACTTGCTTGCCCACCTCGAGCCACGGCGACGGGGGATTATAAGCGTTCGTGATCGCCGTCTGCTGCTCGATCGGAAGCAGACGCGCGCTGCCTTGCGAAAGCGCGTTGACGTCGCCGAGCTTGCCGCCGCTCCGGCCAAGACTGATCAACTGACCGAAATTCGCATCCTTGGCGCCGCCGAGCTTAGCCAGCGCCTTGGCCTGGTTCTTGCCGGACGTGATCACGCCGGCGGTCTTCCGCGCGAGCTCGCTCTTGATGACCTGCGGCCCGCCGGCCGTGCCGAACGACGGATTGTACGGGGCGCTCGCCTGATCCATGGCGCCGGTCAGCGCGTCCTCGCGCTTGGCATCCGCCTCCAGCGCGCGCGTGTTCGCCTCGTTGCCTTCATACTTGGAGAGCGCGTCGCCGAACACCTGATCGGACTGCGCCTGATAGCCTTCCTGCCGTTCCGCCTCGGCGAGATTCGCATCGTTGCGCGCGTTGATCATGCCGGCCTGGTTCTTCTGCGCGGCTCGCTGTTGCGCCATCGTCATGGCCGCACTGATGGCCATGCCGACCGCCATGACTGCGAGCATCGGCGCGCACATCTTACTGCATCCCCTGCGGCTGCATGGCGCCCATGACGGACTGAGCAATACCACTCATGCCACGCATCGCCGGCGTCGCGGCCATGGGCTGCAGCGTGCTCGGCGTCTGGCTCGGCTGCATTGGACTCTTTCCCTGCTGCATCTGAGACATCATGTCCATCATTTGGGGCATGCACATATCACGGCGCCTGTATTTTCTTCACGGCCTTCTGGCCGCCCTGGTTAAATGGACCGAGCACGTCTTCGCCAACACCGGCCGTGAACACGTCACCGGCACCCCTGCGCGCCTTGTTCATGCCGAGCACGTAGGTGTTGAGTGCACCATCCTGTCCGCTGCCTTGCGCGTAGGTGTTCGCGCTCGGCTGGTAGACTGCGCTTGGCGCGCCCGGTCCACCGCCGTCGACCGTCTGCACGCCACCCGTCGCCTGCGGTGGCTTCGGCTCCATGCCGCTTCCGATCGCCGTGGCGATACGGCCAGGGTCAAGGAAAGCGCCCGGCACGCCGCCGACCGCGCTGCCAATCGCGCGCTGTCCTGCGCCCACCGGGTCGACAAGCGTTCCGAGCGGACCGCCGATCGCTCCGCTGACCGACTTGGAAAGCGTTCCGATCGGGTCGATGAAAGTCGAGATGCTTGGCGAGCACATATCCTGTTATCCTATGATCGAAGCGGCATTCGAGTGATCGTAGATATTCGCGCCGCCCTGCTGATCACGATACCGCTTCTGCTTGATCGCCGTGTTGGCGTTGCTGGCGAAGTCCTGGAACATCGCACCGAGCGGACTAAAACTCGGCTGCACGTCGAGCGCGCCGACGCCGGCCTGCACGGCGCTGCCGACCGCAGACGGATCGGCGGCCGACAGGTTATACTGGTAGAGCTTCGAACGCTCCCCTTCCACGTCGCTGCGGCGCTGATTGGCGTAGTTCATCGCCTCATCCGCTTGCCGAGCACGCTGGTCCGTGTAGGCGCCCTGCAGATTGGCAAGACTTCGTGCGCCGCTGCCGCTATTCAAATTCCCGCTGCGTGCGAGATCGAGCGTGAGACCGCGGCGCGCATCTTTGTACTGCGATTCCAATTGCGGCATGTAGTAGTCGCTGAACTGCTGTTGCTGCTTAGCGAAATACGGATCGTCGAACTGCGTGAACGCCTGATCAATCGCGCCGCGACCCTCGTTGACGCGAGTCTCCCGCGCCATCGCCTGCTTGCGCGCGATCTCGGCCGAGTTATCGGAAGGCATTCCGCCGCCGAACATGCACACGTCAGTCGCTCCTTACTTCGGCCGAACGATTCCGAGGAAGTATGCCGCCAGGAACAGGCGCGCCTTCCAAGGGTAATTCGCCGGCGTGAACAGGTGCTTGACGTGCTCCATGTGAAGCTTCAGCGCCTCGGTGAATTGGCTCTGAGTGAGCCCCGCAGCCGCAGATACCTGATCGGCGAGCTTCGCTCCGGCTTCGTCCCACATGAGGCCAATCTTCTGACAATGCTCTTTGGCCGGGCCGTGATCGTATTTTAGCGATGCTGTCATGTGACCACTCATAGATGTAAAAGTCTTCACCATTTCTACCGTAGTTCTCTCTCAGGTGCTTCTTCTCAGCCCCAAGGAACTCAAGCCAACGGTGCGCTTCAACGTGGTCCACATGGGTGTGACACTCCATGCGGTGCGCACCGGCGGCCACCAGAGCCGGCATTATCACACGACGTGTGAACTTTGTCAGCTTTCTTGAAATCGACAAAAACGACGGCGTGGCGAACATGAAAGCGTTCCACGACCCCGGCCAGGTCGGCGCGCAGCCGATGACCGCGATCGGCTCGTCGAGCGACGCGATCCAGCCGAATTTGCCGACGAAAGTGCAGTCCAACGCCAAGTCGAAAATATCATCATTCCAACGGGTTGCAAACACCTCCTTCCGGTCCGCCTCGCGCATGTTCTTCGCAACGAACAGCGCCTCATCCAAGGTAATCGGGCTCAACTTCAAACTGACTTGCCTCCCGGCTCATGTGGATCGTCGTAATGGAGCGAGACCGAACTCAGGCTGACGAAACCGCCGCGCGATGCCACCAGCTTCGGCGCAAAATGAGTCGAAGCAAACTGGCCGGGATTGCGCCCGCCGGCAAACGTCGTATTAACCAAAGAACCGATCGTCACATATCTAATTAACGCATCGTCCGGCTCGCTCGGATCGACGGCCACGGATACGTCCCACACGCCGCGGGCGCCGATGTCGATGCCGCGGAATGCCTTACCGGTAGCTGGCGATCCGGCATCCAGGAAGGGGAAATCGACCGTAACCGGCGCCTCGTCGGCAGCCGGGTATACCTCGCCGCTGTCGCCGCCATAGAGGTACACGTTCTGGCCGGCGCGCGCGTAGACGCGATTCGACGTGCGCGCGAACTCGGTAATCTGCGCGCCGATGTCCTCCGTGACGTCATAATACGACCAGGCGCTCACCTTGGAGCCGGGGAAGAAGCTGAAGACGTAGATGCGCGTGCCGAGCGCCAGCCAATACCGGTCATCCTCCGGCTCGAGCACCGCTACCGCAGCCTCGACCACGCTGTCTGACAATCCAGCCATGTGGGCTGTGATCAGCGGATCGATCGCGTTGCCGACGTCGCTCACGTAGGCGGCATTCGAACTGTCCCGTGCGCGGAGGCTGCGAATGCCGACGTCGGACAGGTAAAACACATCATTGTTGCCGAACGACAGGATCGACTGGCCGGAGCGCGATCCGGTGTTCTGAAGGAACTGCAGGAACACGTTCAGGTCTTCGTCGACGTCCATCGACCAGAGCAGGATCGTGCGTCGCGCGAAAACCGCCATGTTGCCCTGATATACGGCAGTGCCGTAGAGCGTCTGCGCGCCCTCATCCTGCGAGGCCATGTTGATGAAGTTGGCGCCGACATTCAGGTCGTCGTCGCGATTCCAGCCGAGCGGGTTATTGACGGCCGAGAAGAACAGGAGGCTGGAGACCGTGCTGTAGAGCTTGGATTTGAAGGTCTGCAACGTGCGGCTGGTGAATTCCGGATTGCCGTCCGCGCCGAAGATGTGCGTCGTGTCGCCCTTGTCGAGCGTGATCGTGAACCGGTCGCCCACTTCGAACGTGCCGCCGACCGTGATCTCGACGATCTTTGCCTGCCCGGTCGCCGCGTCGAGGCCGCCCGACATGTTGACGGCATCGGTGATCAGCACGTCGCCGCCGAACGTGACGACGATCACCCGACCATTCGCGCTGGCGCCATCGGCCAAGGGTGCAACTACCGTGACGGTCTGACCGGATGCCGAAGCCGTGTATTCCGGCGTCGAATTGAAGGTATTAATCTGGTTTGCAATCGCCGTGGCCGTCGCGGAATGGGAGGTGGCCCAATCGACGTCCGTATCAAGAATCTCCACGCCGTCGATCGTCACAGAGGATATCTCATTTATGCCTGGATTGGAGGTTCCTCCGGACACCCGGAAAGAGGCTGTGGCGGCCGTCTGCACCACGCCGTCGATCGCTTCCTGCGTCACGTTCGGCGTGAGTGATTGATCGCTGGCGGCGTTGCCCTCACCGTTCACGGCTGACAGAATGACGTCGAAGTCTTCCGTATCGGCGCCGGTCACGGTGATCACAGCGCCACTCCGCGTGGCCGAGAATTCCGAGCTCGCGTCGATCAGGTCTTTCAGGTGCTCAGCTATGCCGTCGTTGTCTGCCATGGCGGCGGTGACGATGCCGTTGATCCAGTCGGCCACCAGCACGCCGTCGTAGAAATGATAGACATTGCCATCCGCGAACTCGGCGATGACGTAAATCTGTCCGTTGAAATTCTCGGTGTCGAGCACAGCCGTCATGGCAGTCGTGCCGTCCGGATGCTGCAGCCGCTGGAAATTCACGCCAGCCGGAACGGTGCCGCCAACATCCGCCGATCCGAAAGTGTAAAGCTCGTCGCTGAGCGTGTGCAGGCCGAAAGACTGCGATGGCAGAACGTACTTCTCGACGAACTTCTTGCGACCAACAATGTCGCCGTTGCGGTTAAGGTGGGCGTTGATGAGCGTCCACAGCGCGCCGGCCTCGGTGCTGAGCCGGGTGCCGCCTCGATTGAGACCTGCTTTGAAGTTCTTGACGTGAATGTATGCCGGCGCGCCCATATCAGGACACCCGAATTATCGTCTGCCCTCGCAGCCCGCGCCGCGGTTGCGATGCGCCGCCCATGGTAATCATCTTGGATGCGCCCTGCGAGCGGGCGCGCAGCTTGACGAGCCGGCCCTGCGCCTTGGCGTGCTTGTCGCGCGCATCGGCGCTGTCCCGGCGCGCCAGGATCTCGGCCGCGGCGAACAGCACGATCAGCCGGTCATCGATCACGCAGGTGTCGCTGCTCGACGTGAGCGCCGGGAGCGCCACGACCGTCTTGAAGAACAGCGTCATGGAGTTGGATGCCGGGATCGGCCATGCCTCAAATTGCACGGCGCCGGCGACGTCGCGTATATCCCATGCGATCAGCGGGTCGGACCGCTCGTCATCGTCGCTGCTGTGAGAGGCGTAGTGCTCGAAGCCAATACCGCGCTCGACGTCGTGCGGGTTGCCGTTGTATACGACCGCCGCCTCGCGGATGCCCTCGTAATTCATGCCAGCCGGGAAGTCGTAATATCGTTGGCCTGCGGCCAGCGCCTTCGACTTGAACGCGACGAGATGGGGCCAGGTGTAATCCTCGTAAAGCTCCTCCTGCGTGCGACGCAGGATATGCTTGTACGAGTCCTCTAGGTCTTGCCCGGCCGCGACACTGACCGAATCACCGATCTCGTGCCGCAGCTGGACGACCAGTTGGCCCAACTGCGTGCCGCGCGCCATCGAACATCACTCAGGCGAGCAGTTCGGACGGCACCTCGACCAACTCTCCGGCCAAGGGTGGGATCTTGCTGGCGGACGGCGCCGCGGCGGGCTTCGCCTCGGGCTCGTCGCGATCCATGATGCGCGTCGCCGACTTCACAGCGGTCGGCAACGGCAGATGGTCAGGACCAAAAAGCTGCATGATCGGGTCCAGCTGGCCGCGCTCCGTCTTCGCAATCGCGCTGGCATAGGCGTGGCGCAGTCGCGCCCGCTCTCCGTCGTTGGATCGCTTGCGGTCCTCGCCGGTCTCCCGGATGTCGACCACGGCGTCGTCTCCGCCATGAAGCAGGCGAAGCATCATGATCTCCGCCGGCGTGATATTGAATTTCGGGACTTCGTTCAGGACGCTGCCGCCGAGGCGGACCTTGCACTGGTAGAGCTTCATCGTCTCTCCTAGAAATAGTGATGCAGCGGTCCGAAGACCGCTGCATCGTTCAGACTTAGCCGGCAAACTGCGGCACGCCGCGGTCACCCGGATCGACCAGTGCCACGACGAGCGCGAACGCCAGGGCGCCGTTGCAAGCCGCGGTCGGATCGTAGGTGCCGCGGACATCGCCCGTGGTCGCCGTCGCCTTGCTGGTGACTCCTGCCACCAGCGTGCCGTCCATCTGGTCGGCAGGGTCGACCGCGATCTCAAGAACACCGTTCAGTGCTCCCGCCGAGTCAAACCCGGCTGCACCGAGGATCGTGATCAGATCACCCACTGCGACAACCGCAGATGCGTGTCCTGCCGTGGCCGTATCGGAGTCGAGTTCGTCGGCCGCTTCCGTTCCGACAGTGACGGACAGCCCATCGACCGGAGTAGCGCCGACATTGACGGTGACGGCTCCACCCGTGGTGAAGGCGATTTCAACGGCCGTACGAAGACCGACGATGCGGCCCGCCACCGGAGAGTTGATGAACCAGCCGGTGCCGGCGTTGATTTGCGTCGCACCGTAATGGAACGGGATGTAGACCTTGCCGGGCTCGCGGGGAAGAATGACCCCATCCTTGTACTCAGCCACGACTTCACCGGCTTCACGAAGGAATGCCGGAAGGCCGAGAACGTCGCCGGTGCCCACAGTAAGCGCGGTGATGTCCGTGTCGGACGAGATGCCCGTCACCGTCTTGAACGCCTTCTTGCCGGTGAAGATGGCAGCGCTGGCCGAGCTTTCGACCATGACGTTATCAAATTCATCAGTGCCTGTGACGGTGAGGACCGCATCGGTTGTCCACGCTGCCACGACATTTCGCGGAACATCGGCCTCGCCGTTGAGTGCCGCCGCGGCAATCGCTGCCGCAGCCGTGACATCGACAGAAAACACGCCGAGCGCCGTGAGATCCTGCGACTCCACGTACCCATTGGCGTCTGCCGTCGCCGGAGATCCGAGATGGATCAGGTGAAGTGGCGACAGGGACATGTGGCTCGGAAGCACGACTTCATCCGGGTCCAGATTGTCCGTGCCGGGCCGATCGAACTGCAGCCGTACGGTAGTGCCGGCCGGAATGGTGGTCGATCCGTTGTAGGTGACGGTCGCGGCCGAAGCGCCGAACGAGACGGTAAAGCTGTTCGGAGCTTCGAATTTGGCCTGCATCGCGAACAGCTTGTGCGCGTGCGAACCGGTATAGTCTCCCGCCTTGCGGCCGTTGGGGTATGCGACGTCGAACGTGCCGGCGCTCGCAACCTGTGCGGAGAGAGTGTGAAGGACTGTATCGAAAGACATGATGATTTTCCTTTTTCGTCAAACACGACCGCTTACGCGATCGAGTAGACTCCGCTCGAGTTACGACGCTTGCAGACCAGCCCGCCGGTCCAGGTGAGCGCACGATAGAGAACGTACTTGTCCTCGGGACGCGCCGGCGAGTGCTTCTTGTCGTCCTCGCCGTCCATCACCATCGGATAGATGCAGCTGGTGTCGAGCCAGAAGCCGTACTTGGCCAGGCCGAGATCGTCGAGCGTCGGGTCGTATTCCAGGTTGACGCCCTTGAAGGCGAGATCGGCCACGCTGGCGTCAATCCGGCCCTGCTTGGACCAGCCCTCCAGCGTGTAGTTGCCCTTCGACCGAAGCTCCTGCTCGAACGCGTCGAGGAAGTCGGAGCCGCACGGGAAGAAGTTCGGCCGACCGCCGAAACGGCGAAGCTGCCGATACTCGGTCTGGAGCTTCTGAACGAGCACCTGGTTCGCCGGCGTGCTGACGTTGAGCGCCAGCGACGCGCGGTTGCGCCACCAGGTGTTCGCGGACTGGTCAACGCCGGCCACGACGGTCGCCGAAGTCGGATCGTCCAGGATAAACGAACGGATGCCAGGCACCTGCTTGGCGTCCTGCGTGCCGTCACGCCAGAACATCTCGTTCTTGCCGCGCGCATAGCCCTCGCTCATGTCCTCAAGCTTATCCTCGAGAAGGTTCGCCAGAGCGGTTTCCTCGCGGTTGCTGTGGGACGTGGTGCTCTTGCTGTTCGCGCTGTCGACGACGCTGATGCCATCCTTCTTGAGCTCGGTCAGCGTGCAGCTGATGCCGGCGTGGATTTCCTTCCACGGGAAGGTGGCGGTCTTGATGTTCGCCGGATTCTGGTACGTCACGGTGTCATCATGCTCGAAACCCATGATGGTCGTGCTGTACTCGCCCTTGACGCGGACGGTGATGTTCTCTTTACCACCGGGGAACGTCTTCTGCTTCGCCTTCATGGTGCGCAGCAGAGGCTTCTCCTGGATGGTCTGCGAGTGGACTTGCCCTCGCATGAAATGGAAGTCGATCGCCGCATTGGCGATGTTCTCGAGTTCTTGTGCAGTGAACGGCATGGTAATCCCCAATTACAAGTCGGTTGCTCTATGACCCCCGTGCCGCCATGCGAACTGCTTCCAACATGGTCTTCGGCTGAGGGGTCGCCTGAGCGGAGCCCTGCCCGTTCGGAATTGGATTTACCTGCTGCTTACGCGGCGTGAACGACTTCAGTTGGGCCTCGACGGCCGTCTTGCTTTCGTTCGCCAATTTCAGGACCGCTTGCCGTGTGATGGGCTGCCCCGAATTGCGCAACCGCATAAGCCCAAGTTCGATCTTCTCCTGAACTAGGCTTTGCTTCGCTTTGTAGTCGGGGTCTGACGCTGCCCACTTGTTCTCCCACTCGGACACCGCTGTAGCGACTTCGTTGACGTGCGTCGTCTGAGAATGTTCGGTCTGAATCCTCTTGGCTTCATCCGACGCACGAGTCGCTGCGTCATTCGCCAGTTGCGTTCTCGTCGCCTGCTGCACCAAAGTGCGAGCATGCTGCTCGGAGATAAGCCCTTGATTCACTTCGTTCTGCAGTTGAGCCGGCAACTGTTCGCCGGTGATCTGCAGAAGCGTGTTTATGTAGGGCCGCAACTGCTGTAACGCTTCGAATGGATTGGACTTCATGAGCCGCATGATCTCGAAGCCCTTGTTCACCTCGTCGGTTTGCAAGTTCGCTTCTTCGACGTAGCGGACCAGTTGGTCCATCGCCTCGGCCTTCGGGCGCAACGCGCCAAGCTGGCCGGACAGAAACTCCATTCGCTTACGGGTCTTTGGCTTGAGGGCGGCGAGTTCCTTCTCGGAAAGCTCTCCGGTACCGTCTTCCTCAGACTCGTCGGTGTCTTCGTCGGGAGCGGGCTTTGCCTTCTCCTGACCACCTTCCGAGCCGGGTGATTTCTCGGCCTCCGCCTCTTTCTTCGACGCCGCTTGCACGGCTTCGAGCAGAGACTTTGGTTCTTTGTCACCCTCCGCGGGGGATGATTTCGCGGATTTTCCATCCTCGCCGGCGTCGGACGATGCGCCGGCATCATTTACGTCCGTCGACTGATTGGCTTCCTGCTGACCGTCTTCCGCCTCGGACGAGATGGCGGCATTTACGTCCTCTATCTGGTCAGCCGAAGCCGAGGAGTCACCCTCGACTTTGGTCGTCACGATATGTGATCTCCGTTTCGAATCTCCCACGCGTCACGGCGCGGGTGTCTGATATCATCTTTCGCTAAACACGACACGCATGTCAAGCGACTTGATTCTGCGCGTTGTGGCCGGGCACTGGCGACGGGAACGCCGGCTGGTTCGGATTCTGTCCGCGCTCCTGCGCATCGCGCGCATCGCCGGCCTGCCGCGGCGCATTGTCAGCGCCGTCGCCGCCCTGCATCGCCGGATCGGTGGCCGGATCTCCGGTGACTTGGCCCGTCTGACCGCCGGCCATGGAATTCATCGCCGTGATCGACGGCATGCCTTCGATCACCGCCTCCTCGACGTCGATGTCGAGCAGATCGAGATACCGCTGACCGAACGGCGTCGGATTCATGCCGGGCAACTGCAGGATGAAAGGCATGCCGCGCTCGAGGTTCGCGAGCTCGCCGGCACGGTTCGGCCGGCCGGACGATCCCGCTTTGATCTCGAGAAAGATTTCCTTCACGATCTCCTCGCGGGAGAGGGTCGGCCAAACGGCGCCAGGTCCGACGATCTCGAACACGGTATCGGTATCGAGCTCGATCAGCATCAGCTGGCCGGTCGATCGCGCCACGTCGCTCAGGAATTCATCCAGATCATCCACGTTCGATGACAGCGACGCCACCCGTCCGGACTCGGCGATCGAGCTTTCAGTCGCGGTCGCTCCGCCCGTGCCACCGAGATTGGCTTCCTGCGACCCGACCGATCGCTGCACGTCGTCGAACACCGGCGTGGTGTCGTAGAGCGCGGGATCGATCGGCGCCGGCTTGAACGCCTGCAGCAACTCCTCTGCCTTCTCGCCGGGCGCCAGCGCATTCAGTTCGATAACGGCGCTATCCGGATGCGACATAAGCTTGGCCTTGTCCTCATCGTCGAGACGACCGGCCACGGTGATGTATTTCGGCCGATTCGCCTTGCGGTGCTCTCGAAGCGCCTCGCGCGACCGATTGTACTCATCCTGCATGTCCATCATCAGTTCGACGTCGGACGGCGGAATTATTTCATCCTCATCTTCGATGTCGTTAAACGTCAGGACGAACGTGGTCCAGAACCGCTCCAGCTTGACGGGTGGCGCCTCCGGCCCCTGCAGGAAATCGGCGTATCCGTCCGCCAGCGTAAACACCGTGCCGGTCCGCTTGTCCTGCACCCGCCACACGCAGACCATACCCTTGCCAGCCGTGTCTTCGACGGTCTCGGGATCGAGCAGGTAGTCGCGCTTGTCCGGCTGGTAGGTCGTGTAAGACGAGCCGATATCGACCTTGTAAAACCGCTGCACCTCATCGGGCGTGAGCAGCATCTCCTGCGCTACCCAATTCGCCCCGATAAAGCCCTGAAGCTGCCGGCACCGCGGATCGACGATGATCTCGGTCGATCGGGGAAAGCCGAAAACCGGCCCCTCGCGGACGATGATGAATTCCTTCTGCTGCAGCGCCTCCATCATCGCCTGAAGCTCGGCCATCTCGTGCGAGTCCGGCTGAATCTCGCCATCCGCCACATCGGCCAGGATGCGCTCCATCTCGGCGATCTGGTCGGAGACGTCCGATATCTTCTTCGTCACATCGGCGTCCGGCTCCATGAGCCGCTGAAATCCAAGCTCCATGTAGCCGACGCCGCACACCTTCGTGCGCCGAACCATCTGCTTCATCTGCGTCTTGAACTTCGGCTCCTGCTCGTCGAGGTAATAGTTGAACAGGATCACCTGTGTCTTGCCGAGCCGGTCGAGCATCTGCATGTGCGACTTGGCCTGCTGAACTTCCATCAGCATATGCATGGCGTTCATGTCAGGCGGCATGCCCATCATCTGCGCCTGCTGAAGTCCCATCATCGCTTGTTGGATGCTCTCCGGCTTGCCATCCCACAAACTGAAATTCAGCCTCGGCTTCCGCTTGGCCACGGCCTTCGGATTCTTCGCATACAGCTGCGCGACCGACTGATTGATGTGCCGCTGCGTGATATTCGCAATGTACTTCTTGTCGCGCGACCAATCCTTGCCGGCGCCGCGGTGCGCATACGTCATGCACTCGCGCATCCGCTCGTAGCGTTCTTTGCGGAAATCCTTCCCGGCCTTGACGATCTTGTGCCAGCGCGTGACAAGCGCCTTGCGCTCCGGCGATATCTCCGGCGTCTCGCGCGGCACCATCTTCTCCGGTTGCTCGCCACCGCCGATCATCTCGGAATATGCGTCCATCTGGTTCTGCATGTCAGAATCCCGCCGCCGACTTCCGCATCTTCAACCGGCGCTGCTGCCTGTCGTGCTGCGCCTTGACCCACGCCATAGACCCCACCCTGATCACCTTATCTGCATCCTTCGGCCTCTCTGCCGGCGCCATGCTGTCGAGCCCGCGGCCGATCAGCGATAGAAACGATACGAAATCGTCGTGTTTGGCGCTCGGAAACTTGAGCAATTGCGCCTTCGCCTCCGGCCACCACGGCATCCACGCCGGGAAATGCACGCTGCGCAGCGACAGCCGGCCCTGAATGTTCCGCGCCCGTGCCTGGATGTCGACAATCGACGGCACCGGAACGACGGTCGTGAACGCGCCATGCTTCAGCTGCTCCTGCCGGCGGAACGGGCCGATCGCCTTCTCGATATGCTCCGACTCCGCCCACCAAAGCTGCGGCTTCCGGAACTTCATGATCGCGATCATCTCCTCGACGAGCCGGTCGGTTTCGAACCGATCCCACACGAGCTCCGGCATCACCCACAGGTGATTGTTCTGATCGACGCCGATCGCACCCATGCACGTCGCGTCGTTCTGCGTCTTCGTGGTCAGCGCATGATCGCTCGCCGCGTAGAAACGCAGCCGCTCCGTCGACGGATACTCATCGGGGTTACGATGCGCGACCAGCCAATGCGCCTTGAAATAATCGCCCGTTTCAGGCGTCGGCCGACCCATGTAGAGCGCATTGAAGTCGCTCGGGCCGAGATGGTAGGCGCTCGCCAAGTGCTCCAGCGAGAACTCCTCCGGCCACAACGCGGCCATCGGCACCGGCTGCGGCTCTCCCATCTTGCCATCCACGCCCACCTGCGCGCGGCCGAACGCCGTGATCACGCGCGGATCGGTCGGCGTCTCGAGCTTCACCTTGAGCGCGTCGGCCACGGGTCCGGCCTTCAGCACGGCCGGCACGTTGATGTAAGTCCACGACTTCGACTCGCCCTGGTCGTTCTTGCGGTCCGAGTGCTCGGGGTCGCAGAGCCGGCCGATCAAGTCGTCTTCCGTCCAGCGCGTATGCACGATACCGATCGCCGTCGTCGAACGGACGCGCGAGTAGATGACCTTGCGGTACCACTCGTGAAGCTGCTTGACGATGGTCGGCGAGTTGGCTTCCTCGGCGTTCTTCAGCGGGTCGTCTATGATCACCAGATCCGCCGGCTTGCCGGTCGCCGCGCCGCCGCGGCCAATGAACGACATGCGCCCACCCTGCTCGACGATCAGGCTGTCCTTCGCCTTCGATCCAGTACGCAGCTTGACATTGGGGAATGCCTGCTTGAAGGCGTCCGATTGCATGATCTCGCGCACCTCACCACCGAACTCCTCGGCGAACGTGTCGCTGTATGTCGCAAAGATGATGTTCTTGCGCGGATTGCGCCCGCGGTACCACGCGATGAAGCGCCGCGAAAAAAGCTCGGACTTGCCGTGCTGCGGCGGGATCGACAGCGCAATGCGCAGCGTCTTTCCGCTCTCCAGCCGCTCCAGCATCTCGGCGATCATCTCATGGTGCGGCGCCACCTGATACAGACTCTTGTCCGGATTGTCGGAGTCCTCCGGATCAGGCATGGTCAGCCGCGTGAACGCGATCAGGCTCTTGCGTGCTTCCTCGATCGCGAGGATGC